AAAAACAATTTGCGTTCATCTAATCTTCTGTTTTGTAAACCTTTTAATATCTTACCACCAGCTCTGCAATACTTAACTAATGACTCCATAGCTTGTTCTTTATCTCCACGAAGCAACGCTTGACGGATGGTGCTTCGCTGAAAACAACCAAGACCAAGATTAAAGCAGAAAGATAAGATAGCGTCAAATTCATGTTGTCTAAGAGGCACGTTAGGTAACATCTTAGATATTCCCAGCTCGAAGCGACTGAGGTCTCTTTTAAGAAGTCCATCTACTTCATCCGGTGTAAAAGTTTTGTTCCACTCTCTAGGCAGAGATTTACCATCACCGATAAGATGACCAACGCCCACAGTCCACAGACCAGCAGGGCAAGTATAAGGCTTGTAGCGAACACCCTCATGATGTTTAAGAAGTTGTATGCAAACATTAGACGCTTTCACGTTTCTTTTCCCAAGTTCTTGAGCCAAAGTAGAAACCAATAATTGACGCTACAATGCTCATCTCATCACTAGAGAATATAGTATCCATTGCTTCAGGAGTAAATCCACCAGTAGATTTAACAGCCCATATAAAACCTGCTATGTCTACAAATACAAGTAAACCTACAAATGTAAATGCTACAATAGGTCTTACACTAGCATTAAGAGTTTTAACCCATGGTGCTGCTTCAGCAACAAGTTTAGCATCATGTTCATATAATGCTTCACGTTCTTGTGCGTACGTTTCTGCGTACGTTCCTTCTAATTCAATTGCAGCAATTTTTTCTTGTGATACAAAACCTTTTTCAGCCATAAGCAATGCTTGTTGATTTTGTAACTGAGCCATTTCACGTTCATGCTTTTGGTCACCTTTTTGCTGAAAGAAGCCAAGTAGTGATGGTAAACCTGAAGTAGCAAAGCCTAAAATTCCTGAGATGATACTAAACATTTAAAATCCTTTTCCTAATCCAAGTAATAATTGTTGTTCTTGTGGGTTAGCATTTAATCTTGCTTTTAATATCCAATCATTTAATGCTTTTGCATATTCTGCATTAATACCTAAACCTTGATTGCTATAATTAGCACCACCTGTAAACTGACCACCTGCTAATGGAGTTGTATAGTTAGCAGAAGCATTAGGATAGTTACCACCCATAACTTTAGCCATAATATTACCATCACGATACTCGCCATAAGGAGCAACATCACCTGGTTGACTTAATATGCCACCACGTAAATTTTGGTTTGTTAAAGCAACGTCTTTGTATATTGGATTTGTGCCTTCTTTACCAATAGTGCCACTTAATAAGCCTACAGGAGTTTCTTGATAAGCATTAACATTGCCACCTAATGTAGGTCTAGTATAAGCATTTAAGTTTAAGTTTTCATTACCTATGCTAGTAGCATTTGGTTGAGTATTTTTTTGTTCTGTTAATTGCCTTAAAAATTCTGCAATATCCACTATAGTTCCTTTGGGTCAAAGCCAAATGTATTGGCTACACGTTTTTGTAGTTTAAGAAATAAGCCTTTATGGCTTGTGTATTGTTCTGTTTTTGGTGAGTCTAAATACACACACATGTGTATAATTTCATGGCATAGCGTAATTAGAACAGGATATAAGTGTGAATGTCTTGCTACACTTATGGTAATAACATGAGGTTCACCTTGTTCTGGTGGTTGATATTCACCACATATACCAATGTCATTGACTATGATAAAATCTACTTTAGATGCTGGTGGTAATTTGTATTCGTCAAAGACAGGCATTTCTATCAGAGCTGAATATAGATTAGCTATATTGTTCTCTGTAATGAATGTCATTTTGATAGTGGGTTCATAGTTGAACGTTTAACTGTATTTAACTTATCATCCATTGCGTTTACGGTTGCTTCTAATTCTTTACGTAGTCCTGATACCATAGCAGAAGTCTCACGTGAGTTAGCAATAGCGTCTGAAGACTTTTCACTAGCTTTCATTATAGACTCTGATAGTTGGTATTGTCTTTCATTAATAGCTTTAACTTGTATCTCTAAACCATTTAACTTAGACTCTATAGGAGCTAAGTCTAAACTGTCAACAGCCTCAATTGCCGAAACCATCTTGTTGTAGAAAGTTATGCCTGCGTAAGCCGAGCCAGCTACTATTGGCAATGCTATTAAAATCAACTTCAGAAGTGCCGAGCTGGATAAGCTCAAGTTGAAGGTTTTGATTTTTTCCGAACTCATTGTTTATCTCCGTATCAAATTTGAAAGCATCTGTTAATTCAATTTGCTGTATAATAGGTTTGTTAAGTATTTCTAAAGAAAGGACTATCCCAAAGCCATGTACAAGTTGTTTACCCTTTGGTACGTCAAGTTTAGGACTATCCTTGCTATCATTCTTTTGTTCAGCCTTTGGTGGGTCTTTTGGGCTGTCTTCTTTTGCTTTTGGCTCGCTTTTAGTTTCTTGTTTTGGTTGTTCAACCTCAACAGCAAGAGGACTAGATAGAGGATTTACCTCTGGTGCAACAGCAGGTGGTGGTGCAGGAGGTGGATTATTTACAGGGTTAAGGGGTGAGCTAGGACTAACTGGAGAACTCACGTTGGTGACGTTTGTAGCACTCTTAACACATGTATTATTTGTTTCTACCCATGCTCCCCATACATCATTACCATAAGGGTCAGGACAAGATGAATTTCTTGTTTCTGTAACTGAACCTACATAATCTGGTTGACAGGCTAGTTGTCTAGTTTCAACGCTTGCTTGACACGTTGGAGGGTCTTGCGTGCAATTGTTAGAAGTTTCTGTCCAAGGTGACCAAGAGCTTGAAGAACAACTATAAGTCCTGCTTTGATTAACAGCACCGCTATAATGAGGTAACGTACAAGCTGTGGTTTGATTTTCAACCAAGTCTGAACAAGTAGGTGCTTGATACGCACCGCAAATTGGGTCACTTGGGTTATAAGATACGCACCAATAGTCTTTAAGTGCAATTTGTGGGTCAATGCCATTACATACGAGAGAACCTGGAAGCATATAGCCTTCAGGCGTTGGAGTATAGTTGCAATACCAAGCATAAGCATTATTTCCTTGTAGGGATAGAAGTAGTAATAGGCTCGTCAGGAACAAGCGGTATCGTGTATGTATCGCCATATAGTTTCTTGAATATAGAAGGGTTACGTTCATACCAACCACGTTTAGCAGCATCACCAATAGAACCGTTTATAGGGCATGGTGAACCTGACTGTATCATGGCTTCAAATACTCTATCATCTTGACAAAGTATAGATACTGCTGCTACTTTAAGACCTAAATCATTAAGAGTTTTAGCCAGTTTAATGCGTTCACAATTAACGTCTTTATAGCCAGAGCCACCACTTAAGCCAAACAATGTACTAGATACAGAACCAGTAACAGGAACAATACAAACGTCTTGGCTAAAAGCACTTATAGAAGGGCTAATGGCACTAGGTGGTGGTTGACCTTTATAGTTAATAGTAGTAGTATCAGCGTGTGCAGTATGAACCATAAATAAAACAAGTAAAACAATAATTGTCCAACTAAATATTTTAGAAAATGTTTTCATGTTACATAAATTTATGAGTTAATAGAAATACAATCACAAAGCCTGTTGTACCTAAAAGGATTTGTTCTAATCGTTTTAGTCTTGCATTTATTTGTTCGTAACGTAATGCACATACTTCTTCGTGTGTACTTAATCTTGATTCTACGTCTGACTTCACCATCTTATCCTTTCGGAGCGTTATATAAGTTTATAGGGGGTAGGTATAAATCGTGCCATTCAATCATAGAAGACTCTTATAGTCTTCAGGATTGGTCATGTACGGAGCTAGTAAACCAGCTGCATTTATAAAATTTGTTGGTGCAGTAGTACCTACTATTGGATTCAATTTTAATGCTTGAGGTAAAGAATCAAAAGGAGTAAGTTGAACACCAGAATATGGTTGACCGCCAGTTTTAATGGCATCAATTACATTTTGCAAGTTTTGTTTACCTAGTTGACCAGCAACTCTTCTAGATATTGCTTTAGATGCAGGAACTACATTAGCACCAAGAATTGCACCAGCTGGACCACCAACCTTTAAACCAATTAAAGCTGGAAGGCTTAAAGATGCTACATTTTGCCCTTGTAGTATTGATCCTTGTAATGGTCTACCAAAAGCTCTCAATGCGTTTTCAATCTTACCGCCTTTAGCGGCATCTTCAATAGCCTTAACTTCTTCAGCACTAAATCCACGAAGTTTGTTTTTGTTAGTAGCTAGGTTCTTAAATTCGGATCTTAATTTTGTAGAAAATGCAACATCATCAAACGGATCACTAGCTCTTATGCCAGCATTTTTATAAATCTCATCTAACAATTCTGATTTTCTAGCTTGTTTCCATAGGTTTCTAGCTTGTGGAACTAATTTAATAGCTTCTAAATCAGCTTGAGCTGGAGCAATAAGTTTAGAAGTATCTAAACTTTCTACAAATTCATCTAGTTGTTCTACAATTTTTCCAGCAAAATTTCTATCTGAAGGCTCTTTAGACATTTTAAGAGTAGAAATGCTTGATCTTAAATCTTGCATTTTTTGCAATGTTATGGGAGCATCTCTAGCTTCATCTAATTCTTTAAAAACATCTACAATTTTAGGGTTTCTAGCTTCACGAACTTGACTACCAACAGTTGATTTTATATTATTTACAAATTCATTAAATGGGTCTGATTTAATAACAACACCAGCATCATCTATTTGTTTATATAAATTACTTGCTTGTTGTTTAATATCTGAAGCAAGAGGGACTTTAGCTTTTGTTCTAAACCCAATATTAGCTGCACCAGTAATAGGTGTAGGTGCTATTTTTGATGATTCTACTGCAGTTTGTAGACCTTCTAATATTTGAGGAGCAACTTGACCACGAGGTTGGTATGTAAGTGCTTGTTGAACTTGTTGTGCAGTTTTTTCAGCAGTACCTTTACCAAAGTCACCAGTTAAAACTTCTCTACCAACACCAGCAACATTACCTAGAAGTTGACTAATAACTCCTGTGCCAGCAGATAAAGCAGCCTCACCAACACCTAATGCTTTTTGACCGACAGATGATTGTGGAG